AGTAATTCAAGAGCCATAAACAACAACTCCCGACTGTCAGAAGGAACGATTAGATCGTCCCCAAAGACGGCCACGTCCCTGCTCAAGAGCCTCAACTCCGTTGGTCCTACCCTTATGCCGCGCTTAGTAGCGATGGCAGCTAGGCAGATCCCGAAGAAGATGAGTGATTGAACAGGAAACGTGCAGGCGCTACCCATTGTTGAGAACTTTCTCAACGTGAGTTTTCCAGCTGCGTCTTTGCAGATGGATTGCTCAAGGAAGCGGGTACGTGACGCTTGAAGGGCAACCAACAACGGCGCATTGCCGCTGAAAAATTGTCCAACAGCGTGACAGGTGACCCTATCACTCGCGGCCGAAAGATCGGTCGTGGTGAGGGAGCCATCTCTGGATCCGCGGAGGCAGAGCGCCTGGTTTCGTGACTGGTCCTTAAAGCGGACAAAGTCTCCGATCCAGGTCTTTCTGCTTCGATCGCAGAAGTAGTGCCATAAGTTTTGTTGGCACCACTGATGTTCACTGGGCTCTGCGGCGATAAGCCGAGGCTTTGTGAATGTCTTCCAGACGCTAATGAGTCGAGAACTCGGATCTGTTGATCCAATCTCTCGATCAGTAGCACCGTCAGCCCAACTTGCGTAATTGTGAAAGCCACAATCAGCGAGTGGGTACACGTTCTCCAGACGGTTCGACCAGTTACTCCAACTATACTTGTTGAAGAACCTGCCGCGCCGTTCTGAGACAGCACCTGGACCATGTCTGAACCTCCATTCTTGGAACCTATATGGCCCCAGAGTCGAGGTGAGTATCCTTGACACTTTGTCGAGGTTACTCAAGAAGGTGAAGAGGGCCTCCCTTTGATGGGGGTCCTTCTCGGCTTCGACGCGCTCGATGTAGATTCGTGAGTTCCGGAAACCGGTGTACTCGCGGTCGACATCTCGTTCGTTTGGCCGCTCGTCGCTCCAGAAGCCTTCCGGCTCCGGGAGTTCCGAGTCAACGGCGATGAAGTCCTTAACTTCCTTTTGGACAGCATCGTCACTGCACTGAAGATCAGTCTTCCTACCCAGATAAAGTATCTGAAGTAAGAAGTATATGGCTTCAGCATCGCAGTCTCCTTTCAGGGTTCCTCCTTCGTCAAAAATGAGTAAGTAGAGTCCCCGCAAAAATCGCGGGATCACTACTCTGTTTGAGTACCGCCTCGTGAGAGGCAGCCCAGACAGTTTGTACTCACCTCCAGCTAGGCACTGTTCAAGGTGCTTTGCTGCAGCCACCATATCCACGCATATCGCGTGAATACCACGGCTGTTGACGAAGGAACGCAGACGAGCTTTGTCTTTGACAAAGTCATCCACGAGCGTCGGGTACGTGTTCGCAATATCCGCGAGGATAGAATCGAACACGCGTGTTAATTCCCTAACATGGCGATTAGACATGCGGCTCCAAGTATTAAGTTGGAGTCGGAATGTCCCATGCCGCTGTTAGGCAACTCACACCATTTCGTCGACCAGTTCCGTTAAAACCAAATTGGTGCTTGCCGTTAGGAAAGCACACAAAGCGGCCGGAATTGTGACCGACTCGTCAGCGAGCGATTGCTCGATGACGACGTACGCTACGCGTACGATTTCCGGAGCCTCCGAAGTTGCCCACGTAGTGTGGGTAACTTGGACGTTGTGACGCGGACGACCCAGTTTGGTAACTGAGTGTCGCACGTGCACGCGGTACGACTCCGTTGCGTCCTTGTACAAG